TGTCACCTCTCTGGAGCTGTTGCTGGCCAGCGGAAATTTCGTAGTTGGATCAACCTTCAGCCTGTACGGAGAGGCGTAGAAAGCCTCGTGGTATCATTCGTCAATAACAAGAGGCCACCGAAATGGCAGTAGCATCCAACAAGCAGCTCAACGTAGAGCCGTCGGCGCTCTCGGCGTCGGCTGCCAACATCCTTAACTGCGCCATCAGCTCCCTGAGCGGTCCGGTCGGATACACGCAGACGCAGCCATACCTGATTGTCACCCACATCCGCCTGGTCAACAAGACCGGTAGCCCGCAGACCGCGAGCCTGTACAAGGGCGCCACGGCCGGAAGCGCGGCCGGTACCGAGTTCGCATTCAACGCCGTCTCCATCCCGGCCAACTCCTACGTGGACTGGTACGGCAAGCATCGCTTCGACAGCGCCGACTTCCTGAGCGGCCTGGCCGGCAACGCCACCGCGGTCACCATCAACATCGACGCCGAGATCGGTTTGGCGTAAGGGCTTTATGTTTTCAGCTTCTGAGATCGATACCATCGTTGGACACCTGGGCACCTCGAAGCCGCGGCAGTACAGCGACGCGCATCAGTTCTACCCAACCGTTGTGAAGCTGATCAACCTCGGCAGGGCACTGAAGGAAGGCGGAGTGCTGATGCACCTCACCGAGCTGGAAGCAGAAGCCATAGCGGCCGCACGAAAGGCTGCAATTCCCCCATCACCAGCCGGCTCTCAGCCGGCCCCGGGCGCTCTGGAAGCCAGCACCTAGCGGTGTGGTATCCTGAGGCCCTCTACGCAAGTTGCCTGGAGTCTCCATGACTGATGTCAAGAGTTCACTTCTGCCCGTTAAGGTGCGGAAGGCGGTGCCGACGGATGTGATCAAGATCTATCGGCTGGTACGAAAGTGGGCAGAGCTTCGAAGCACTCCGTTCTTGGGGAAACTTAACGAGCACAAGAGCGTGGCATGGATCTTCTCGAAGATCACCGGACTTGGATTCACGGTGGTCGCCGAGCACGAAGGTCGCATGGTTGGTGTTCTCTGTTTGAGCGGGTACGTGCCACCGCCATGTGAAGAAACTGAATTCGTCCTCGACGGCGAGTTCTTTGCGGTCCTACCCGGCCTCGAAAATCGCGGCATCGGCGGAGCGCTACTTCGCGCACTTCGTGTCCAGACCCTTAAGGCTCCCGTCCGTGTGCGCCTCAACGCTTGTCATGCAGACCTTGGAGAAGTTGGCGATCAGCTTCTACAAAAGATGGGGTTTCTGCCGGTAGGCACGGTCTACGTGCTGCCAATGCCGGACCCCGCCGAACAAGAGCCCGAAAACGGGCCGGGCGTGACGGGCGATGCAGAGCAGTCAGAATCAAACGACGAACACGGGTCAGACGACGACCCTGCCGAGCTGGCTAACTAACGCAAGCCAACAGGCTGTCGATATCGGCAGCCAAGTAGGTTCTCGCGGGTACGAGGGATACAGCGGCACCACGGTAGCCCCGCTCAGCGCCAACGAACAGACCGCCTACAACTCGGCCTCTACGCAGGCCAACAACGCGAACCTCTCCGGCCTGTCCGCTCAGGCCAACATGGCCTTCACGCCGGGCAACATCGCCACCATGGCGCAGCCCTATGTTCAGGGTGTAATCGCGCCGCAAGTTTCGGCTCTCAACAGCCAGTACGATGCCAGCAAGACCGCGCTGAATGGCAACTCGCAGAGCGTGGCTGCCCAGAACGCCTACGACCAGAGCGGCAACGCAAAAAACAACACGGCGCTGGACACCGGCCAGATGACGGCGCTTGGCAACATCGAGAGTCAGGGCGCCGCCGGGGCATTCAACTACGGCGAGAACGCGCTCATCTCAAACCAAGCCCAGGCTGCCGGCATCACCAATCAGATCGGTAACGAGCTGTCCACCAGCGGCGCCAACGCGCAGAACATAAACCAGGCGCAGGACACGTTCAATTACGGTCAGTACCTGGAGAACCAGAACTGGTCAACCAACAATATGCAGTACCTGCTGAACGCCATCAAGGGCGCCCAGGTTGATACGTCGTCCACCGGGGTGGGTGCGCAGGTCCAGAACCAGAACAACACCGGGGCCATCACCGGCCTTGCGAGCACGGCGATTAGCGCCATCGCGAGCTACTAATGCAGTCCTCACAGAATCAATCAGGGACCAGCACGCAGAATAACGTCGTTCCTGCGTACCTGCAGAACGCCAGTCAACAGGCCGTCCAGCAGGGGCAGGCCATTGCGACCAGCACGTATTCGCCATACACCGGTCAGGCGATTGCGCCCACCACTGGCAACCAGGACCAGTCGGCGGCGCTGGCCGCCCAGCAGCAGGCTGCCTACGCGGCACCCGGTGGCCTCAGCACGACAGCGACAGAAGCGTTCAACCCGACGAACGTCGGCGCCTTCGTCAACCCGAACACCAGCGGCGTGGTCAACACGTTGGGCCAGCGCATCCAGCAGCAGTACAACCCCGCGCAGGTCGCCCTGACTTCCGGTGAGGCCGCCACCAACAACCTGGGCTCGAACCGCGCTTACATCAACCAGGGGATGCTGGGCTACCAGAAGCAGAACGCGCTATCTGACATGGCATCAGCCGAGTACGGTAACGCCGTGAACGCCGGCACGCAGGCCTTTGAGGCTGAGCGCGGACAGGCCGCCAATGAAGGCGCGCAGGACTATACGGCGCTGAATGCTACCGGACAGGCTCAGCGCGCGACCGAACAGAACCAGTTGAACTACAATTATCAGCAGTTCCTTGCGCAGCGAGATTGGCAGGCTAACCATATGCAGCCGCTGCTCACCGCCCTTGGCGCGAGCCGCAACGATGTCGAGCAGACCGGCACCGGGGAAGGCATTCAATCTCAGACCAACCTTGGTAGTATGATTGGCTCTGGCGCAGCGCTCGCGGGCGCGCTCGGTACCGCTGGCGGGGATGTTTCCAACTACGCCAACGGGTACACGCAAAGCGCGTTCGGGCCTGGCTCCAACCAGCTCAACACAGTGACGCCATATAGCAATGACCTGTCCGACGTGGACGAAGGCCTTGAAGATGATAGCGGCGCACTGACCGCGTTGAGCACAGATTAGGAACTAACATGGCAGGCGATACACAAAGTTGGGTGGCACAGTACGGCGACGCGCTGGCGAACCTTGACAGCTACACGAAGAGCTTGGCTGGCGGAGCAACCGCGCAGCCCGGTGCCGGGGTCATTGCGCCCGCTCAGCAGGGCGCGTTCGCGGCGGCCGCGCAAGCCGGCGCCCCGACGCCAGGCGGTCTGCAGCCACCCGGCGTGCCAGGCATCTCGGCTCCCGCCCCGCAGCCCCCTGGCGCTCTGACCCCGCCTGCCGGGGCGAAACCGGCGCTGCCGTCAGCCGGACTGCCGCCGCCGGCAGATGTGAACAGCAACAACCCGCACAACTTCCATAACGTGTGGAACGGCCTGCCGGATGATCAGAAGCAGCAGATCACCGATCACATGGAAGATCAGCTGGCCAAGCACGACACCGACATCGAGACGACCTTTAAGAAGATGCAGGATGACGGAGTGATCAATGCGCCAACGGCGGACTACGCCAAGAAGGATATGGCTGGCTTCGTGATGGAGGCTGGTTTGCGCATGGCGCAGGCTGGCGCTCGCGGCGACTACTACTCCAACCCGTTCGCCTCCGCGGCGACCGGCATTCTTGGGGCGGTTGAGAGCCGGCGTGAACGTCAGCTTCAGGCAGGTCAGATGGCCTTCAACCAGCAGAACACCCAGTACCAGCGCGAGCTGGACCTGGCGAAGCTGAAGCAGGAAGAGCGACTGGGTATCATACAGCGCGACACTCAGATCAGGATCGCCGAGGAAAACGAGAAGTCCCGCCTGGCCGCGGCTGCTACGAGCGCTGGCGCGCGCACAGGGGCCGCGCAGATCCTGGCCAATAGCCGCACGGCGGCTGCCGGCATCGAGGCCAACAAGCCGACCGCCAACAACACCATCACCGACGAGAACGGTAACGTGTTCTGGAAGGGCGGCCCGCGGGACGGCAAACCCGTGATGGTCGACGACGGCAACGGTGGCCAGCGCCAGATCAAGGTGCAGCAGAAGACCGCGGCTGGCGCCAACAAGACGGCCTTCAGCGAGAAAGATGTCGAGTCGGCCGTCTCGAAGCACGAGGCCGATATGAACAAGAACGGTTACACCGCTAAGATCGATGTGGGCGGTGGTAACCTGGTGCCGTGGTCAAAGGCCACGGAGGACCAGAAAAATGCGCACCTCGATCAGTACGCTGCTAGCATCCGGTCTCGCGCGGCTGCGTCTGGACCCCAAGGCGGCCAGCCCACTGGCGGCAATGCTGCCAACAATCCGTACGCCAAGTATGTGAAGACTGGTTCAGCTGGTGCCAAGCCGGCCGCGGCGCCCGCGAGGTCCACACAGGAGGACGCCGAGAATGAGGTGGTCACCGGCGAGGACGACAGCGAAAACGAGAACGAAAGGGATTAACAGTGGACGCACCTCCGGACGAAGCAGTTCAGTACCTGAAGGCAAACCCCGACACATGGTCTCAGTTCAAGAGCACATTCGGCACGCTGCCTGAGGACTTCACGCCACCGCAGGCCCCGCCTGAGGCGCTGCAGTACCTGCAGAAAAACCCGCAGACAGCTCAGCAGTTCCAGGACACCTTCGGGTACCTGCCTTCCGTTCACCGCAACGCCGACAATTCCATCACCACCGAGCCTGGGGCCGTTACGACGCCAGCGCAGAACGCACCGCCGCCTGGCACGACTCGCGCCGAACCGCAGGCTCCCCCAAGCGATGTATCCAATACGCGCGCCGGTATGGTGGATGCCTGGCACAAGGGTGGCATCGCTGGCGTGCGCGACTACTTCCTGAGTACCAAGCCAGGCAAGCTGATCGATGCGTTCTCTGACTTCGGTGGCGGACCGAAGCAGAGCCAGGGTCCGCTTGATGACGCGGCGCTGAGTCTGACCAAGAACCTTGCCGCGATGGGATCAGCCATCACGCGGCTGCCGGAGCTTACCTGGAATTACCTGGGCAACAAGACCGGCATGACCGCAGCCGCTCAAGCCGCGTTGACGCCTGAACAGCGTCGCGAAGGTATGACTGCAGAAGACCTGAATCCCCTGAATCCGGTCATCTCTGCATCCAGCGCGCTGTCCGACAAGTTCAAGCAGGGCGAGGCCGCCTTCGTGGGCGCCATGAGCCCAGCCGCGCGCGCCGGCATCGAGAAGCACATGATCGACACCTCGGCCAACGGCAAGTGGAAGCTGGGCGAGGGCGTCAAGGATCCGTACTGGTGGATGGACGGCGTCACCTCCATGGCGCCCATGATCGCCACCGATGGCGCGAGCGCGCTGGCAGCCAAGGCGAGCTACGCCTCCAAGTTCACCCAGGTGCTGGCCAAGGCTGCCGCTGAGAAGGCGCCGGTGAGCGTGGCTCAGAAGGCCGCCTCGGATGCCGCGCTGCGCGCCGCTCACCAGGCTGCCGTCGTAACCAACATCGCCGCCAACGGGCTGGTGTTCGGTGGCGAGGCCGCGGATGAGACTCACGATGCCGTGAATAACCTGAGCGAAGAGACGCTGATGAACTACGCGCCGTACCGCGAGCTGCGCGAGCACGGCCTGAGCGAGAACGCCGCCCGCGAGCAGATCGCCACCGACGGCGGCATCATGGCCGGCATCACCACGGCCGTCACGGCTGGACTGGGCGGTGAGCCGCTGAACCGGTTCATGGCGAAGTGGGTCTCGAAGATCCCGGCTGCCGCCACGCGAGCTGGCGCTGCGCTGCGCGCCGGTGCGGCTGGCGCGGCACAGGGTGGCGCCATCGGAGCCGGTACCCAACTGGGCCAGAACATGGCGATGTCGCCGATCACCGGCCAGAGCGTGTGGGAAGGCGTGCTGGATTCCACGGTGCGCAACGCGCTGACCGGCGGCGTACTTGGTGCCTCAATCGGCGCCGTTGCCGGCAAGGGCGCTGAGCGTGGCCCGCAAGATGTGAAGGACGACCTGGTCAGCCAGAAGCTGAAGAACTTCGTCACCGCTCGGAAGAACTTCCAGGCTGCGCAGCGCGCGGCCGCAGACCCTGCCGTACCCATCAAGCACCAGGACATCCTGGATGCCAAGGACGAGTACCAGCAGACGAGCATCGCACTGAATCAGGAGCTGCTTGCACAGGGCAAGCTGCCGCCCGCCCAGCAGAAGACCGTGGCTGCTGCGCTGGCCGAAGCGCAGGCACACGGTGTCGAAATGCCGGAGACCACCTATGACCATAACCAGAGCGGGACACTACCGGGAGCTTCAGCCGAATCTCTGGAAGTCGGTAAAGCGCCAACAGGATCTGACCAAGCCGGTGGCGCGGCCGGCGCCGCCGCCAAGGAACCGCCGTCAGCCGGCGCTGGAGCCACGGCACCGCTGAGCGGAGCTGAAGCATCGCGCTTGGAGGCTCTCAACAAGATCGCCAACGCCGAGCCCATCGAAGGCCCGGTGATGCACGACCTGGTCGCCAACGGCTTGGCCAAAGTCACGCCGGCCGGCCTGCCCATCCTGCTGCCAGAGGGCCGTCGTTTGCGTACGTCTCTGGTTGAGAAGGGAACACCGGCGCCCGAGCCTGTCGCTGCAGCAGAAACTAAACCAGCTGCAGCAGCAGAAACTAAGTCAGGTAAGGAGCCCCTACCTGGGCAGCTTGGCGAGGGACCGCTCTCGCCCGAGGAAGATCCGACGTTGCGCCTGACCGGTACCGACTACGGCAACCTCGAACGGCTTGGCATGGGCAAGAAGGTCGACCCCAAGGACATGGTATCGCTGGATCGCGCCGGCCTGATCAAGCCGTCCGACAGCGAGGGTGGCTTCAGTCTTCTGCCCGCCGGCCGCCGCGAGCTTGGCGCATTCCAGAACACGCGCCAAACCGCCCTGGAACGCGCCGTACAGCCGCACCTGGAGCTGGATCACGGCAAGACCCTGACCACCGAAAGCGCTGCCGAGAACGCCCGCAAGCTGGCGGACATCGAGGCGGCCTACAAGAGCAGCGGGGAGAAGGCCGAGGCCGCCAAGCAGGCCGCCTTCGACAAGGCGGAAGCTGGCCGACAGGCCGCCAAAGAAGCCGACCTGGCCAAAGCGCGCGGACAGCAGGCCGACCAGACTGCCCTCCAGGCGCAATACGAGCCCGTTGGCGGCTTCAACCAGCTGGGGCGGGACCTGGGTGGGGCTCTGAAGAAAATCCCCCTGGACGCTTCCCTGACGGGTCACGACGCGCAGATCCAGAGCCGCTTCGCCAAGCAGATTGAGCGCGACCCAGAGAAGGCCATCAGCGACTACGGCAAGCTGCCCGAGACCATGGGTGGCAAATTCGTCAGCGCCGACATCGCGCGTGAGCTGAGCCCTGATTACCTGAGGGACCGCACGCGCTCCAGCGCCGTGCAGGAACCGGCGTCCGAGCTGGCCAAGGAAATGTTCGCCCGCCAACTGCAACGGCCGCTCAAGAAGAACGAAGTGCCTGGCGTGATCTTCACCTCAGGCGGCACTGGGTCTGGAAAGACCTCAGGCTTGGAGGCCGCCATGAAGATGGACCCCAAGATCAGCCGCGCCCGCGCGTTCTACGATTCGAACTTGGCCAGCCTGGACTCCGCGGTGCGCCGCATCGAGGCAGTCAAGAAGAGCGGCAACCAGGCTCACATCCTCCACACGTACCGCGAGCCAGTGCAGGCGTGGACCGATGGCGTGCTCAAGCGCGCCTCCAAGCAGGAGAAGAAGTTCGGCACCGGCCGCACGGTACCCATGGACGTGCATGCCGCGACCCACACCAACAGCAACCGCGTGATCCATGCGCTGGCCACCCGCTATGCCGGGGACGACCAGGTCAAGATCACCGTGGTCGACAACAGCAACGGAAAGGGCGGTGCCCGGGTGATCCCGGTCGAGCAGCTTCCGGTTTTGAACTACAATGACATCCGGAGCAAACTCAACGATGCCACAGAATCTGAACACGCCGCCGGACGCATCAGTGACGCCACGTACCACGGCGTCAGGGGTGAACCTGTTCCCGAACCTAGGGCCAACGGTGGCCGCGGCACTGAACAAAACGGAAACGCACGAGCCGGCGCCACCGAAGGTGCCGAAGGCGGGGCTACCTGGAGACTTCGCGGGGAACCTGGAGCGCAACCAAACCGTGCTGGCGAAACACTTCGCGAGACTGCAGCCGCACCCGGTGGTCACGGCGAGCGACAAGCCGAAGTACCAAACCGTGAGACTGAAGCCGCTGGGTCTGAAGAACCTGTAGGCATCGCATTCCGCCTGGCGACTCGCAAGCCGATGCTCAACGTCGGCTTGAACGTCAACGACGGCAGCAAGGTTGATCCGGCCAAGGTGGTCGCGCAGCTGGAGAAGCTGGGCGTCAAAGTCGAGAAGCAGAGTATCCATCAGTCCGGCACTGAGCCCACCCTGGTGGCGTCGTTGTCGCGCAAGCTGACGGACGCAGAAGCCGCGAAACTGTCGAAGCAGTTCAAGCAGGACGCCATCGTCCAGTACGCGAATGGCAATGGCAAGCTGCACGGTCCGGCTGCCGAGAAGTGGGGCCCGTTCAATCCCGAGTACTTCCTGAACCACGAGGGCAAGAGCCTGGCATCTGAGGACGACGTGCTGAAGTTCAAGCACTTCAGCGACGCCACAGAGCCCAGCGTCACGCTGGACCCGAACAAGTACGGCACTGGCCTGAAGGGCGCAGAGGCGCGCCGCATGGCGAACAACAAGGGCCTGAAGACCATCAGCGCGTACGCCATGGGTGGCGAGGTCGAGCCGGAGTTGCGAGGCAAGCAGCAGTACCACATCCAGGTGCCGCGCTCCGAGATGTACGACCTGTCCACGGATCCCGAGGACTTCATCGGGAAGAACACCGACGAGAATGGAAACTATGACCACAGCCAAGCCGAGAAAGACATCGCCGCTGCCGGATACCGCGGATACCATCTACCGGGAGCTGAAGGTATCCTCAAGGGGCAGGCCCGCTTCTTCAAGCCTACCGAGGCTTTCCGTGCTGATGTGGCGGCTCGCATGCCTGACAAATGGACCGCCGAGCACGTGGCCGATGTCAAGCAGCACCTGACCACCGAGGAGCAGAACCAGCTGCGCCGCGACAGTGCGCAACGCATGGTTGACTTCTTCCGCAACCTGCCCAAGGATTTCGAGAAGGAACTGGCTGGAGCCGCTCTCGCCGGCAAGGCGAAGAAGGGCTGGTACAAGCATGCCGCGGAGGCAATACACTCCGTATTCGGAGCGGATGCGCCGCGGTTCTCCGCGCTGCTGGCCGCCATGTCTCCCCAGACCTCGGTGGAGATGAACTTCCACAACGCACTGCGAACCTTCGTGAACTGGGACAAGGCCGGACGCCCCCAGGATCGCCAGTCCATCTACAAGATCATGGGCGACTCGGTGCTTGGCAACAAGAAGACCGACTCGGTGCTTGGCGCGTGGATCCCGAACAGCGTGCGCGCATTGACCACAGAGGATCCGGAGAACCTGACGCTGAGCGGACCGAAGGTCAGTAGCTTCATGAAGAACCTGCAGGGCAAGACCAACGAGGTCACCCTTGATTCCTGGATGGCCGCCTTCGGTAAAGTCAACCAGAGTGTGTTTGCCGGCGGCCTGACCAAGACCGGCCCTGGCAAGAGCGCCGGTTACCTGGGATACTCAGCCAAGGTGCGCGAGGCCGCCAAGATCCTGGAGCAGATGACGGGTGACAAGTGGTCCCCGGCTGAGGTACAAGAGACGGTGTGGTCGTGGGCCAAGGCGGCCACCGAGCATGCTGATGAATTCGGTAAGATGGCTTCGATCCCGGAGCTGTTGAAGAACGGAGAGATTTCGAATGAACTCGTCAAAGGAACAGCAGACTTCCACAGTCTCTTCGGTCGGCCCGAGCACAGTGCCGTCCTCGGAGATTCCAACTTCCGTACAGGCCTTGAGCAACTTCGCGGCCAGGAAGGCTTCGGTGCCGAGCGAGGAGCTGCAAGCGAAGCGGAGGAAGCTGCTCGCAGCGCTCTCAGCCCCAACCTCCACAGCGCAGCCGAACGCCTAGAGACTCTACGCCGCGAGCGGCTTGGCGGCACCAGCGGGGAAGACGTTCCGTTCCGACAGGGCGGATCGCAGATCGGCATGTCCAAGGCGGACATGCGCGGCGCGCTGCAGGATGTGCAGTCGCACCTTGGCATCCCCATCAACCTGCACGACGACCACACGACGCTTCCTGACTACGTCCAGGACCTGCCGGGAGTTTCCCGCGCACTTGGCATGTTCGTTCCGGATCCGGAGGGTGGAAGCATCCACCTGATCGGCAGCAATATCCCGAGCGCAGAAGAGGCTCGCACTACCGCCATCCACGAAGCCGTTGGTCACCAAGGTCTACGCGCCATGCTGGGTGGGCGCTACGGGGATGTCATGGATCACATCGCCGTGTCGTTCCCTGAGCAGTGGCGGGATGAGGTCAAGCGCATCGGCCAGAAGGGATCCCCGGTTGCAGTGCGCCGGCTGGCGGCGGAGGAAGTCGTGGCCCGCGCATCCGAGCACGTGTTGGGTCAGGACATCGAGGCGAAGCCCACAGTGTGGCACCAGATCGTTGGCTTCGTTCGTGATCAGCTGCGCAAGCTCGGCCTGATGCACGGCTGGAATGAGACCGACCTGAACAACCTGATCTACGCCAGTCGTGACTACGTGCGCTCGCAGTGGGTCGGCAAGATGTACGCGCGAGACAAGCTAGCCGAGGCAGCCGGCCAGGAGGGATTCAACCCGGGTGGCGAAAACACCCCGATGATGAAACTCAAGGGCGTGCCAACCGGTGGCAACAAGGACCTGGAGTCCTTCGTCAAGAAGATCGGCATGACGGAGAAGCCGCTGAAGCAGCGCTGGGAAGATGCGACACGCGACATCATCGCGCGCACCGAGACCGCCATCTTCGATCACTTCCACGGCATCGACCGCGCCGAGACCATGGCCGGCATCAGCTCGGCCGACCGCGGCTACAAGTCTGCGTCGCTGTCTACCAATGCAGGCGGCCTGATGCGCGCCATCCTGGAGGATGGTCACCCGATCTGGAAGGATCGCAATGGCAACGAGGTAACCGGCCGACAGAGCGCGCCTGGTGACGTGCATGACGTGAACGTCGATCCGCACGAGGGCGGTGGCCACGGCTTGCTGGATATCTTGAAGCCACTCGGCAAGGATCTGAACCAGTGGGCCGCTTGGATGGTGGCGCGCCGCGCCGAGCGCCTCCTGGGAGAGGGTCGTGAGAACCTTTTCAGCCCTGCAGAGATCGCTGCCGCAAAGTCCATGGGTAGCCCGAGGTTCGAGGCCGTCGCCAAGGAATACGCCGCGTTCAAGGGCAAGATCCTGGACTGGGCACAGCAGGCCGGCATCATTGATCCTGAGAGCCGCGCCATGTGGGACCACGGCGACTACATCCCGTTCTACCGCGTGATGGAAAACGGCAACCTGAATCCGAGCGCCGGCAACCGTGGGCTGGGCTACGTGAAGAACCAGATCACGCGCCTGCGCGGCGGCGAGAACAACATCGGCGACCCGATCCAGAACATCATGACCAACTTCTCGAACCTGATCGAGAGTGGATTGCGCGCCCACGCGGCGCGCGCCACGGTCGACAATCTTGCCGGATCCGGGTTCGTTACCGAGATCAAGGGCATGAGTGACCAGGTGACGCCGCTGGATCGCGCCGGATTCAAGGCCGCGCATCCGCAGGTCGCCAAGGATCTGCAAGCCATCGGGGTCGACATCGATCACATGCCGGACAAGGCCTTCCGCGGCATGCAGAAACTGTTGCTAGCCAAGGCGCCACCCGATGAGGGCGCCATTTCGGTGTGGCGGGACGGCCAGAAGGAATACTGGCATGTCCACGATCCGGTTCTGTTCCGTAGCCTCCAGGCTATCAGCCCCACCACCTGGGGCCCATGGATGAAACTGTTCAGCCTGCCGAAGCGCGCGCTGACGTTGACCTCGACCATGACCCCTGAGTTTGCCGCCAGCGTCGGCTGGAAGCACATGTGGCAGGCGTTTGTCCAGGGGCGTACCGCGGATGCGGCCGCGCCATTCACCCTGGGTGTGGACAACGTCAAGGGTGCCATCAAGTTCCTGACTCACGACCCCTCTGTGATCCACGCACGGGCCCAGGGCGGCCTTTTCGAGGGTCTTGGGTACGACCCGGTCGGCGCCGCCAAAGAGACCCGTATGACGCTCCAGCGAGCGGCTGGCGCGAACGTGATCAACACCCCTCGCAAGGCGTGGCTGGCGTACAGGTCTGTGATCGGTGTCTCGGAGAACATGAACCGCCTGGCGATATACGACAACGCGCTGTCGAGCGGCATGAGCCCGCTGGAGGCAGCCTACGAGGCCAAGTCGACCATGGACTACCACAAGCGTGGCAACGCGCAGCTAGCGCGGTTCATCTTCGACACGGTGCCGTTCATGGGCGCCCACGTCTCGGCCCTGCACACGCTGTTCAAGAATGCCACCAGCAGTCCGCAGGCTGCCATGCGCGTGGCCATGCGCGGCGCGCTACTGTCGATGGCCTCAATCGCCTACGTGGCGCTGAACCACAACGACCCGAGCTACCAGGCACTGACCGACAAGGACAAGGCCAGCTACTGGCACTTCTGGCTGCCAACCATGGGGCACTTCAAGGTGCCGAAGCCGTTCGAGACCGGCACGATCTTCGCCACCATCCCCGAGGCGATGATGGATGCGGCCGTCACCAACTCGGACGAGCCAGACAAGAACTGGGCGGCTCTGAACCTGGTGGGCCACAGCTTCCTGCAGGAAGACAGCCTGAGCCCGCGCGTCGCCGCGGTGTGGCCGGAGCTGGAGCTGGCCATGAACAAGAACACCTTCACAGGTGCGCCCATCCTGACGGATGCCGACCAAAAGGTTCTGCCGGAAGAACAGGACAGCCCGTACGTGCACAGCACCTACCGCTGGCTGGCAAACGAGATGCCCGACATCGCCCCGAGCGCGCTGCGCAGCCCCAAGCAGCTCCAGCACTTGGGCCAGGGATACTTCGGTGGTGTTCAGGACTACGTCCTGGCGGTGACCGATGCGGCTGCGCGCCGCGCCAATGGCGAGAGCGCCCCGGCGACCGTGCACGGCAGCCTGCCGCTGTTCCAGCGCTTCTACAACGAAGGCCCGATGTCGCAGACCAAGTACTCGAACACGATGTACGACATCGCTGGACAAGCCGCGGACGTGATGGGCTCGATCAAAAAGCTGTCTGCCACCAATACGCCAAAGGCTGCCGAGCGCATCGACGAGCTGCTGAATAACAACGAGGACCTGGTGGCGGCCGATCAGCCGTTCAACGATGCCGTCAAGAAGGTCGACGACCTGCGGCGCCAGATGCGCGAAGTGCAGTCCAGCGATCTGAGCCCAGACGAGAAGCGCGCCGCCCTGGATGACATGCAGACCGCCATCAACGAGACCGCCCAGTCCGTCTGGGATATCCGGCCGGGCGGCAAATTGAGCCCCACCGTAGCCGAGAAGCTGCAGGGGCAGACCAAAGATCAGCAGGCCGACACCCTGGCGGGCGCCGGCATGCCTCATACGGCAGCCCTCCTGAAGAGCCTGCCATCAACACCGCCACAAGGAATCATGGGAAAATAAGATGAAAAGCGTCGAATTGTATGCCTGCGGCAGCGCCGGCACCTGTATCATGGGGATTGTCAGCCACTACGTGCTGCCGACCCTTCAGCTGGTGGCTGTGTTGCTGTCCATCACATTGTCGATCCTGGGCCTGAAGGCCTGGTTCCAAGCGAGGAAAAAGTGATCACGAATTCAATAGACCTGGCGCAAGTCATTGCCCGCGGAATGCCGCGCTGCAAGGACCCCAACGGGTGGGCCATCCAGCTGTACCCGGCTTTCGTGAAGTTCGGTCTCAACTCGGCACCACGCATGGCGGCCTTTCTGGCTAACGCCGCGGTTGAGAGCCAAGAGCTGAATGTGCTTCAGGAGAATCTCAACTACTCAGCGGTGCGCCTGGTGCAGGTATGGCCGAACAGATTTGCCACCATCCAGGACGCGCTGCCGTTTGCCGGCAATCCGGAAGGCCTGGCCAATGACGTGTACGGCCAGCGCAACGGCAACAACCAGCCGGGCGACGGTTGGAAGTTCCGCGGTCGAGGCGTCCTCCAAATCACAGGACGCGCGAACTATGCGTTCATTGCCGACGAGATGGCGAAGCTGGGCGTGGTTCTGTCGAGCGAGGATGACTTCGCGACGCCGGCTGGCGCAGCTCCGGCTGCATGCGCTTTCTGGAATACACGTGACGCCAACAACGCTGCCGACCGTATCCCAGGATTCGGCGAGGACGCTTTCAAGGTGGTCTGCCGCAAGATCAACGGCGGCCTGATGGACTACGACGCCAGGCTGAGCTACATGAAATCGATTGGGGATATACTCGGCGTTCTAGTGTAGGAGACCGCCATGTTCGGCATGACCCTTTCGCTTCGCACCTACGCCGAGATCTTCGGCGGTTTGGCAATCATCATCGGGTTCCTCTGGTTCGTTCATCACGAGCGAGATGTAGGGTACCAGCAGCGGGTTGCATACGAACAGAAGATCGATCAGCTCCAGGAGAAACTCAATGACCAACACGACAAAGATGCTCAAGCCATCGTCGACGCTGCGACAGCTGTTTACAAGAACATGGCTAGCCAGCCTGCCCCTCCTGCTCGCGTTGTGCAGCTGTGCAGTAACCCCGTACCAGTCAAAGCTGCAGGGCCAAATGGTGGGGCCGCCGTCATCCCTGATGGCTCCGCCTCTCTACAAATCACAGTGGAACGCCCAGGTTCAAGCGTTGGCTACGACATCCGCCCCATCACCGAGTACTTCCTCGACCGCGCCGACGCCCAAATAACGGCCCTTCAGGCTTACGTGTCGGCGTGCCAAAAGGAAGGGTTCTGCAAGGCGACGGTGCCGGACGCCGTCCCTACGCCGCACACGGCGGTACCAGATCTGGGTCCAGCTCCGCCTCAGTCACAGTAACCAGACGGCTGTGGCTCTCACCAACATGAAGGCGCTCGCCGAACTCCGCGACCATCTCGAAGCGGGTGTTCGGGAAGAGGCATGCTCCGGACCGCACGGCCTGGCGCCTAAATCTGGACGAGCAGTCGCGGCAGTAGTTTGGCTCTGCCGGCATATCTACCCGGAGTGGTGGCGGGGCATTGAGGGCCGCGGCCAGCCATTCAGCATAGGAAGACCCACGGAGCGCGAAGCAGGGCGGAGGGTTACCGAGGTCCGTCTTCGTGTCCATCTCGTCCCTATTGAGCCCCAGCGCGGCCAGCGCGGCATCCAGCCGCTGAAAGAACAGCTCGGGGGCGGATAGATGGTGACTCACAGCCTGAACCTTCTTGGCAACAGCTGCTTTGCGCTGGGCCTTCTTTTTCTTCTTGACGGTCATGTCATGCTCACCTGTGTGCTTGGTGCCGCCGGTTGGGCACTGTGCAAGATTGCCCGTTCCTGATCCTCAGCGCAACGGCGCGCGTACTCCTCATTGTTCGCCTCGACCGATTGTGACGACCGACGCTGGTTGCACTCGAAGCATGCGGCTACGTGCCGGCGGATGCCGTATAGCGGCATCTCGCGTCTGTTGGGATCGCGCCGGTCGTACAGGTGGTCAATGGTGCACAGGTTCTTCAGGCTCAGCGGCAGGCAGCGCCGTGGTAGCACCATGCGGCAGCGGCACCAGAAGCACAGGCCGCCCTGAGCCAGGAACAGGTGCGCTCGATGGCGGGCCTTCTTGCTGCCATCAAGAGACATATCAGACCCAGCGCACCAGCTCGGTGGTCTTGGGAAGATACAAGGGATGCCGCGGGCAGCCGGACTTGGTGAGCCCGAGGTGCCAGATTCCCCCAGCGCAGCTTAGAAGGTACGGAATCGTCGAGCCACCTTGGTTCCCCCACGCGCACACGATCTTGTCGGACTGCTGTCCTGCCTGGGGATAGTACTGGGCGTTCTGGGGCCCGAAGGCTTCCTCAATGTCCAGATCGCGCAGGATCGACGGATCGGTCGAGCGAATCGCGAATCGGTTGTAGACTTGCAGAGCGCCGAAGCCCCAGCTCTGACTGAAGTCGATGCAGCGCCTTATGGTGGGGTCGTCGATGTTGGCGTCGGCTGTGCTCGGGTTCAGCATCACCCACGCTATGGACGGCAGTGAATGGTCCCACTGTCGGTACAGCCAGTACCGGTATCGGCCGTCCGCGGAGATGATGGCATCCTTGATCACGGACGCGGCGCCATCTGTACGCGGATTGTGAGGGTGCGACCGTCAGTGGAAAACTCGTAGGTGCTCTCCAGGATTGACACCGCCATCTCGCCAACACGCTTGCGCAGGTCAGTAGCGATCTTGTCCATGGCATCGTCGACCAGGCTGTTCGCAACAGCCCTCATTTCTGAATTGATGGCACTGCGTATCTTGTCCTCGAATCTGACCGGGGTCTTAATACTCATACTGTCACCTTGTTTGGGTTCCAAAGCGGAACATTGTCCCAGCTGCCCTTGCCGTCAGGCTTCTCGTCGGTCATGCCAGGAGGATCTGTTGGGCCTTCGTCACGCGGCTCAATCCAGGGATGCGCGATGCACCACTCGGTTCCATTCGGGCCATCAACCTCCGGAATATCCACCACGTAGACTTCCCACAGCTGCCCAACTGGGCCGGTGAAGTGCTCGTGGAACGCCACGATGGTTCCGGCGTATTTCCCTGGAGGACATGCTTCGTTAGCGGCAGCGCTCAGCGCCCACACCTTGTCGCCAGATTTGAATCTCACAGCCACCTCTTAACGCGGATCATGTCGCGCCGGATCTTACTGGTGGTGAACACCTTACCAGTCCGGCGTGCGTAACGCGATAGGGTGCCGCGGAAAGTCATGAACCGGCGAGCGTTGCCGTGGAGGACGAACGAGCGGCCCTTGCGCAGCGTCGCGTATGGCAGCTGGTAGAACACTTTGCGCCGGCCGCTGGCATCGAAGATCGGGATGTTGGATGGCTGGATCACGGCTAAGGCCCTATGCCGTGGTCTGCGTCTGTGCAGCGTCCGCAATGACAGATCGGCAGCAAACACTTTGGATATGGGGGAGGGCCGGAAGGATTTTTGGGCTTCTCCCGTACCGGGGTTAAAGCAGGCGCCGGGGTTGCACCGGCCTGGGCATTTGGTTGCCTACTCCGCGTTTTGCGCGTCTCGGACTTCCCAAGGTCACTGGACCTTCCGCCTGCCATCAGTGTTGACCTCTCACGGTTGAAGGTGATGGGCGCTCGTTGTCGTACGGCGTGAATCCGTCGCCGTACATGCGGTAGTCCTCTGCTGCAGCTTCATCGCACTCCGGGTGCATTTTGTTCACCACAATTCGACCTTCCCATATGCCCGATGAATAGGCGTAACGCGTAGCCTTCGGAATTGGCTGGCCGCACCATGAACACTTGTGATCCTTGCGTGCCACGGGCGTTGATTCGCTAAGACAGGTCCAGCTCACGACTTCGGCTATGCGCTGGCACGTAATGCTGCTCTGGCCCGCGTCAACCAATCCTTCTCGGTATTTCGAAGGTGGCAATGAATGATCTTGATAGCCTCCTTCAGCAGCCGCTCCATGCTATTGGCCAATGGCGCGCGCCTGTTCCAGTCTCCGACTATCAGGTTCAAATCGTATCCGAACACACTCGGATGAACCTGGCACGGCCCACGGCACTCGATCTGATAAGCGGTTCGTTGCCCAGGCTCGACAAAAGCCTTTGGAGCAACCCCGCAAAATGGGCACGGGAGCATGTTCGGCTGATTTTCCAGAGGCGTCATTTCGACTGACCTTCTGCGCTGGGTGGTAATGCGCTGCATCGGATGCAGATTAAGAAATCATCATCCCAGTCATGGACCCACTTGTGGAAGCCAACTCGGCACAAGATCCGGTGTAGCAGTTCTCTCATGGCTGACCTTCTTGGGTGTGTGGTAACTCTGGCATTGGGATCCAGTGCGTGGGCGCATCGTAAGGCCCGTCAATGAATTCTGTCGTTGGGGATGCCCACCAGAAAACTGGTGGCCCATTCTCAGGGTGGCCTCCCCCGTCAACCTGCTCCCACATGCACTCGACAATGCCGTGAGGGCTCAAGGCAATAAACGGCGTTCCGTCCTTCGGAGCCGTATCGATTGGTTGCCATCCGCTCATTTCGACTGACCTTCTTGGGTGTGGCCAAAGGTTCTGTCCAGATCTTCAATGCGTCGCCGCAAGCAATACTGGCAATCGGCTTTATAAGTCGGGTAAAGATCCGGCCTGATATTTTTCTCGACACATTTTGCGCATGGCTGCGTCACGGCAAATCCTTTGGTAATTGGGTGTATGGTTACTCTGCCTTCCGGCGGAGCGACTTGAAGTGCTTAGTATGGATGTAATCGACAGCGCTTACAACATCCTCGAACTCGCGCCTCTTTGCGATGCGCTGGCCGATGGCGCGCCGATGCACCACATCGACCGGCGCTTCCTTGAAGTTGAGGGAGTACAGGCCGTCGTCCAGCTGGATGATCACCACGAACGGCACGCCGTTCTTCTTGGCAGTCTCGAAGCCGTTGTCTATCTGAAACGACCAGAAGTTCAGCGTCTGCTCGGCGATGGTCGTGTGGAATCGCTCAGGGTGCACCAGCGCCTTGATGTTGCCGGCTGCATCGTGGGCGAAGTACAGGCCGCCGCTGAGAGTGCCGGCACCAATGTGGCAAGGACAGAAACTGAGGTCCCAGCTCTTCGCCAGCCGCTCCAGGATGTCGACCTCGTCCATCATGCGCTCGACGCTGCAGTGGAACGGGTCGACGGTTCCGGTCAGGCCGCTAGGGCGCGGGCCTTTCCGCTCGTCCATGATGCGGTTGTACTCTTTGGTCTTTTCTTCCAGACGACCCATGCTATCTTTCATCATCGCGCCGCTTCAGCTCGTCGCGATACGCAGCCATCTCTGACGGCACGCCGTCGAGCCGCGACTGAGCCTCCATCAACGCTTTGCGCAACCACTTCGGGCTCGACTTGTTCTGTCGCACGCGCTCCAGCGCCTTGGCCACGCCGGCCTTCGCGCCGTACGCCTTGGCGACCACTAGGTTGCGACGCAGGTATTCCTCGGCCACCGGGCTGTTTAGTTCGAAGAAGACGCCGTCGCCCATGGTCAGGTAGCCTTCCTTGCTGGTTGGGATCACGGCCACACCAGCGGCCTGCCAGACGACAGCCATGCCAGCACATCCTTGGCGCTGACACGCTTGTGACCCCAGAAGTTGCGGTCGAAAGAACACACCAGTTCGCTGATAGAGTTTGGCAGCTTGCGGCCGTTGGCGCCACCGCCCGGATACCACATCTCTGGGGTGACAGAGCCGCCGCCAATGTACTTGGCGACCAGGCATCGACACGATGACCCAGGCGTGAACGTCAGCCGCGGGTTGACGGTCTTAAACCACGCCTTGATGGCTGAGATTCGAAGCGGGGGGATTTTATCCTTTGACACATAGCACCTGTTTCAGTTCGGCGACCACTTCCACCAGGTCGGATTGGTTGGACATCACGGTATCAATGTCCTTATAAGCTCCAGGGATTTCATCGAGCACGTCCGCGTCTTTGCGGCACTCGACTCCGGCAGTTTGGACAGCCAGGTCAGCCACCGAAAATCGTCGCTTTGCTTCGCCGCGTGACATCCGCCGGCCAGCGCCGTGAGAACAGCTGCAGAAGCTCTCAGCATTTCCCTTTCCGCGGACGATAAAGCTGCGGGCTCCCATTGACCCTGGGATAATTCCAAGGTCGCCTTCACGAGCGCGGACAGCTCCCTTGCGGGTTACGTAGACGTTTTGGCCAAAGTGGTTCTCCAGCGTGGCGTAGTTGTGGTGGCAGTTCACGGCCATCGCGCCGTACTGGATGTCTGGATCGCCCATGGCCTTTTGGATGGCCTGAATGGCCGCCCACATCATCAGCTCTCGGTTGACGCGGGCATAGTCCTGTGCCCACGACAGCGCGTGCCAGTAGTCCGCGAACAGCTCGACGCCATCCGGGATGTATGCCAGGTCCGGGTGCTCCAGCGGTACGTGGTACATCTCCAGAGCCTCGCGAGCCTGCTGGATGAAGTAGGTGCCGATCCGGTTGCCGATGCCGCGGCTGCCGCTGTGTAGCATCAGCCAGACGTTGTCTTCCTTGTCCAGGCACAGCTCCACGAAGTGGTTGCCGGTTCCAAGCGTTCCAAGTTGGCACGGCGCCTGCCGGCTGAGAGCGTGAGACGCAAACAGCTTCGGATGGTTTTCGCTGACGTACATAAGCCTGTCGTCGTCCATCAGCTTGCACCAGGCGCTGACCACGTTCGACGGTTCCTTGCCCCATGCGCCGCGGTCGTTCTCGCCCCCATGGTCAGATCGACCGTGCGGGATGTGGCCTTCAATCTCGTAGCGGATGTCGGCAAGACTGTCCGGCAGATCGGATGCGATCAGGTTCAGCTGGACGGCCATCATGCCGCAGCCGATGTCGACACCGACAGCTGCCGGCACGATTGCGCCGCGCGTCGCCAGCACGGTGCCGACAGACGAGCCGATACCCATATGAACGTCAGGCATCACGGCAATGTGTTTGTGGATGAACGGCAGGCTGCCAAGCATGCGCAGCTGCTTCATCGCAGAGTCCTCGACCTCGTCTGCCCAGATCTTCACCGGGAATCGCCCGGCGACAATGTGCTTAATCGGCATACAACCTCCTCAGGTCATTTGAACGGGGCCGGCGCCCTCTGGCGACGCGACTCGCCAGCCGTAGGTTGCGCCTCTAGCCGACCCCTGTCAAATGATCCGTGGCTGGCAGAGCAGGGATCGAACCTGCGACGACGGCGTTAACAGCGCCGCGCTCTACCTACTGAGCTATCTCCCAAATTCATGTTGCTGCCACCCCGCTGCCAGTAGGTCGCCCGAAGGTCACCGTGGCGTTGGGGCGCAACTCACGACGTACTTTCCGCCGTGTCATCCAGTCTTCCCTGGTAGCCATCACCAGTGTGGTCGGTGAGCACCTTCCGGATCCTGTGCCCCGTTTTCGATGGGGTTCGCCGGCACTACCCTGCCTGTACGCGGGCCGGTTCTGGCTGGAGTCGCTACTCTCACAAACCCCACACGGAGCGCCGAATAGGGGCCTTACGACAGAACCAGGTAAAGCTAGAACGGGATGTCGTCGTCGAAGTCCTGATTGTCGGCGCTTTCGGTACGTCCGGAGCGGGCCGGAGCGCGCTCAGTTTCCCGTCTGCTTTGACGCGGTTCCTCTCTGCGAGTCTCCCGTCCCTCACCGCGGCCAGTGGTCGCGGATATGCTGTCGCGGCGCGGCTCATCTCGACCGCCACGCGCCGGCTTGTCATCTCGGTCGCCAGCATCGCGGCCGCGGTTGTCCAGCAGGCTCACGCGGTCCACGATTAGTTCGACGACGTATTTGGTCTCGCCGTCCTTGTCGTAGGTGCGGGTACGCATGCGACCGGCCAGAAGGACAGCGTCACCCTTGTGCAGGTACTTCTCGCAGACCTCGGCCTGCTTGCCGAAGACCTTGACGTTGTACCACTCGGTGTGCTCCTGCATCTCACCGTCCGATTTCCACCTCTCGGTGACGGCGACGCTGAAATTCGCGACATCGTTGCCGCTGCTGAGCGTCTTCAGCTCAGGATCTTTGCCCAGGTTGCCCTGGATGATGGTCATGTGGTAGCTCATTTTCGCTCCTCAAGATATTTGATTGCCTGGCCCAGCCTTACCGGGCTGTCCTTGAAATGACCGATGCCGATATTGCACCACTGGCACAGCCATCCTCTGAACGCGAGAGTAGCGTGGTCGTGATCCAAACACAAGCCCTTTTTACCAGGGCTGCCACTGCAGCATTCACAAAATTCTGGCTTTTCAGTGACAGTAGCAACATCACCGCCGGCCCACCTGAAGTTGTCTAATTGTCTCTGGATAGTGGTGCGGCGTTTATTGGAAATGGCTCGTGCCGCGGTTCTTTTGGTGGTGGCATCTCGTTTGCGGTCGATCCATCGAAGGCTATCAGCGTTGGCTAATCTGTATGCCGCGGATCTGGACTTCACGCACGCCTTGCACTGATTGCGGTGGCCATCCACCATTTTTGGGTGCTCGTAAAATTCCACCATGGGAAGTCGGCGCAAGCATTTGCGGCAAATCTTCATATGATTTGCTGCCATCCGGGGCCACGGGCATCCCAGATCCACGTCTTCCCGTCAAGACTCACTTCGCCCTTCGTTTTGAGCATCGCCAGGAAGATGTCGTACTCCCATTGGGTGATGCGCTCCAGCTGAAAGAGCGTTGCTACGTCGGCCGCCGTCGGCCAACCCTGGAACCTACCGGCTGACGGTCGACTCGACATTGTCGATCTTCAGACCGGGCACCGCGGCCTTCTTCTCGCTGAATTCCTTGGCGAGAGCGTTGAGGCCGGACTTGCGGAAGTCCACGATGGTGCTGATGTCGTACTGCTGGGTGACCAGCCACGCCAGGAACACGCGGGGATTATCCACCTCGCCGACGAACCGCTCGCGCAGTCCTGAGCTGGAGCCGTACATGCCGCGGCCCGAGACTTTGACCTCGCCCATCTTATCGATGGTGTCAGCGGCCTCGGTCATCACCTGATCTGCGCCAGCGTTGTCGCCCAGGCTCTGCTGTGCGGCGGCCAGGTCCAGCGCGCGCTGCGTGGCGGCCTCCTGTTCCTTGCGCGCAATCTCGTCCAGGCGGGCGCGCTCGGCCTTGGCCCAGTCGGTCTGCTTCTTCTGCAGTTTGGCCTTGGCTGCCTCCAGCTTGTCGATGCCGACGCTGAACAACTTCATGATGGACTTTTTGGCTTCGTCCATCGGATTGGTGATGGCCTTGCGGGCTTTGTCGGCCTCGCCCAGCTTGGCGTTGATCGCCTTGACCAGATCGCCGGCCAGGCCGAAGCTGTCCTCGGTGCTGATGTTGGCTGATTCAGCCTGCTCCATGGCATTCTCGCCGTGAGCGACCAGGTTCTGGATGAAGGCGGCCGCGCGGACCGTCAGGTCAGGTGACAAGATCTTCAACACCGGTGTGTAGGTGCCCTCCAGGGCCGTCTGGATGGGGGTCTTGGTTCCCGCGGGAACCATCTCCTGTGCTACTGCATTCATGCCTTCCTCCTCGGGAAGATGTTTGGTATGCCGTCGATGCCGGTCAGCTTACCGACCACCGACGTGCTGTGGAAAAAATCATAGAACTCGCGCAGCCGCATGTCAAACATTTCGTGCAGCAGCGGGTCAGCCTCCATCCAAACAATGGCGAGGCGGGTGGCCAGCGGCTGCCGCGGATCGTAACTTGCGAACAGGATCCTCGGGCGCCGGCTGATGTAGGCCTCGAACTGCACCTGGTGGAAATACTTGGTGGGCACGCGAGCGCCGTGAACCGTCTCCAGGTGGTACTTCGGATTGAACGGGCACTTGATCTGGCCGCTGATGTGATCCTCGGCAAAGAAGTCTGGGCTGGCGCCAGCGTAGTCCAGCTCCTGGTGAAAGACGAAGCCCGGCTCCCAAAGGGTGAGGCCGGTCTCCAGCTCGATGTTGGCAATCGCCTCGGCCTCATGATCCTGGCCCCATCGAGTAGCCTCATTGCTGAAAGGCTCGCTATGATAATCCGGTTGCATCTCCGCGCGCAGCTCGGCGCGCAGGCGGTCCCACTCAAACTCGCGGCCCTGCGCAATGGTGTGGGCGCGCACCGATGCGGTGATGCGCCCCAGTCGTGCGCGGAACCATTCGTCCGACAGTACGCGGATTGGCGTGCCGTCCGCAGCGTTGCGGCCGCGGTCAGCCGCGAACGGAAGTAGCTGTTCCCACTTCACTTTTGGCGGGCCGCGCGCGCCTTGCCGAAGTTCAGGATGCGAGTCTCGACCTCGGCATACACCTTGGGGCTCAGATCCTCGACGGTCTCTACCCCGTACGCCTTGCAGATGGTGGATTCCTTGCAGCCATTGTCGTCCATCAGCTTCAAGATTCTCTTGATGGCATCGGCGTCGCCCTCGACCTCGTGGGTTTCGGCATCCGGATCTGGCATCGCGCCTTCGAGCGGGACGCAGAATGCCTGGAACACCGCATACTTGTACGCGATGGAGGACGCTTTGGCGGTTGACTTGTCAGCGCTGTCCATGCCTTCGCCGTACCCGCTGATGGTGTGCTTGCTGCCATCATCCACGGACACGAAGTCAAACTCGATGGTGACGACGGAAGCGAACAGCGGACTGCCGCTCTTGGACTTGCGCTCGATGGAGTCGCGCGCCACGACGCGCGGGAGCATCAACAGATTGTGCTTCACCAGCAGCGGATTGAGCGCCGCGTAGACATCGTCTACGCCGCGGAACTTGAAGCGTTGCTGTTCGTTGGTGCGGTCCTTGTTGATGCCGACAGACCCGAGCGCCGCCATGACGGCGTGGATCGCGGAGTAGACCTTGGGAATCGATTCGCTCATGTTTGACACCTCCTCAGGTGCGTGTATCCTAGGCGCCGTTACGTGAGGAGTCAAGCATGCTGATTACCCCGTCCGCCCTGTCCGACGCGCTGTCGGCTCAGGCGGAGTCCGTGTGCCGCGATCTGTTGCCGCTCGGCAAAAAGATGGGCCACGAATGGTGCGTTGGATCGGTGCACGGCGAGGAGGGCGAGAGCCTGAAAGTGCACCTGACCGGCGACAAGGCTGGTCTGTGGAGCGACTTCGCGGAGGGCGGCAAGGGCGGCGACCTGCTCGATCTGATCGCGGCCGTCCACAACTTCGAGTTGAAGGATGCCATCAAGCATGCCTGCCAGTTCCTAGGGATCGAGCGCCCAGAGTTCGCTGGCCACAAGAAACGCACGTACAAGAAACCCGAGAAGCCCGAGGACCTGCGGTCCATGGCCAAGGCCGGATCGGTGCTGGCGTGGCTGGAATCCAGGCTCCTCACGCAGCGTACCATCGATGCCTACAAGGTCGTCGCCAAGGGAAAAGACACCGTGGTGTTCCCGTTCCTGCGCGACGGCGAGCTGATCCACATCAAGTACCGCAACATCCACGACAAGTCCAAGATGTGGACGAGCGCTGATACCGAGAAGTGCCTGTTCGGGTGGCAAGCCATCCCGGCCAACGCGCGCAGCGTGGTGCTCACCGAGGGCGAGCTGGACGCCATGACCATGTTCCAGTATGGGTATCCGGCGATGTCGGTACCATTCGGGGGCGGCAAGGGCGGCAAACAGGAGTGGATTGAAAATGAATTCGAGAACCTCGAACGGTTCGACACCATCTACGTCTGCATGGACGCAGATCACGAGGGGTCGCTGGCGATGGCTGAGATTGTCGACCGCCTCGGCCGTCATCGTTGCAAGGTTGTGGAGCTGCCCTTCAAGGATGCCAATGACTGTCTTCGAGAGGGCCTCGCGCGAGATGCTATCGATGCAGCTATGCGTGCCGCGAAGACCCTCGATCCTCGCGAACTTCGGAACGCAGCCGAGTACCTTGATGCGGTTGTTGACCGATTCTATCCACCGACAGCGGAGGCACGAGGCTTCCTGCTCCCATGGCTGGATGCCCAACGGTTTGTCTGTGGCTGGGGGGAGACCACGATCATTGCGGGGTACAACGGGCACGGCAAAACGACAGTGATCGGCCACATCGTGGCTGAGACCATCAACCAGAACGTCCAGGTGTGCGTGGCGTCGCTGGAATTCCGGCCCGCCAAGTGGATCGCGGCGCTGGTGCGCCAGGTTCTGGCAGCGCCGTTGCCTGATCGCCAGCACATCCACAAGGCCATGGGGTGGCTGGAGCCGTTCCTGTGGGCGTTCGATGTCAGTGGCCGCGGCATGGGTACAGCGAAGGTCGACCGCCTCTTGGAGGTATTCTCGTACGCGCGAGCCCGCTACGGCTGCCGCGTGTTCGTGATCGACAACCTGGCCAAGCTAGGGCTCGACGAGGATGACTACAACGGCCAGAAGAAGGCCATGGTGGCCATCACCGAATTCGCGGTCGAGCACGACGTGCACGTGATCCTTGCGGCTCATCTGCGCAAAGCAGAGTCCGACCAGATCGGCGGCGGCAAGATGGGCGTGCGCGGATCCTCTACCATCGTCGACCTGCCGGACAACGTCTGGGAAGTCCGGCGAAACCGCAAGAAGGAACTGGAGCTGGTCACCCTAGAGAAGCAGCTGAAGGACGCAGAGGATGGGGATGACGTGGCCAAAGTCGGCGAGGATCTGGCCAAGCTGAAGGCACAGGCCGACACGTACCTGAACTGCGAGAAGGCGCGCAACCACGACGAGGAGCCCAGGATCGGCCTGTGGTTCGACAAGGGCAGCCACCAGTTCCTCACGCTGGTTGACGGCAAGCCGAGGATATACGCATGACCAACATAGCCTGGAAGGGCGAGATGGAATTCTGCGCGGCCATGGAGAGCGACAACGGTGGCCGCACGGTGCGCTTCCGCCTGATCCGCGACCCGGGCGAGCACCCGTTCGCAAAGTTCACCCGCAAGCGCGGCAAACGCGCCGGCACGATCTTCGCTTCGGCTATAACGCGCGTCAAGGATGCTTCCATCGCCTACAGCGACGAGGTGATGCTGGCCGGCTGGGCTGACGGGCCTTCCGGCGCCACCGTCACGTTCTGGCTGTCGACCGAGGAGCCGCGCCATCCGTTCCTGGGCTGCGCGCGGGCATCCGGTCAGACGCCCGGAGATCGCTTTACGGCGGCCTTTGTGGAGCTGGGGGATGACGGGCAGGCCGTAGAGCAGGAAGCCGCGGAGCGCCACGAGCGGGCCGCACAGACTGGGAAGTACCAGCACCGCTCGAACGTGGCGGCGCTGTTCATCAAGAATCCCAGGTTCCATGACTTCCTGCGCTACCAGGTAGACGTGCGCGACTGGAACGAGGAGCTGGCCGATAAGTGGCTCAAGCGCGTCTTTAAGATCGACTCCAAGGCCGATCTGGATGACGAGCGCAACACCGAGGCCATCGCCGGGTTTGTGCGCCTCAAGAATCGATTCGTAGCCTGGCAGGAAGACCAGGGAGACCAACCGGAGAGACCGTTTTGAGCATCAAGATCATGACCGCCGCCTGGGATACTCCTGGGCTCACCGCAAGCCAGAAGATAGTCTTACTGTCACTGTCCGATAACGCGAACGACGAGGGAGTCTGTTGGCCATCGATGCCGACCATGTGCCGGCGCTGTGATCTGAGCGACCGCTCGATCCAGCGCGCCATCCTCGACCTGGAGGCCGGCGGTCACGTAACTCGCAAGGAACGTCCGGGCCGAAGTTCTGTGTTCATGGTCCACCCCCGACACGGTGTCACCCCCGACACGGTGACGCCCACCCCCGACACAGTGACGGGGGACCCCCGACACGGTGACGCTCCACCCCCGACACAGTGTCGGACTGAATCGTCAAGGGAACCGTCAATAGAACCGTCAGAGAACCGTCAGGCCGCTAAGCGCAGCGCGCGACAGGTTCCGGACGACTGGTCGCCCAGTGAGGCGGCGCTGGCAAAGATCGCAAGCTACGACCGCTGCAAGGGGCTCGACATCCAGCTTGAGCTGGACAAGATGCGAAACTACGACTTCAAGACCCCGAGGCGGGACTGGAACCGGACCTTCGTGAACTGGTGCCTGACGGCGAGCCGCACCGCGAAGGCGCCGGCAACGACGACAGCCGCGGAGATCATCCGGTTCTACGTGGAGGATCAGGTCAGTGGAAATCTGGAAATCGTCAAGGTCCCGTTTTTGGAGCTGAAGCCCTGGGAGCAAGCGAAGCTTCGCGCGCTGCAGAAGATGTTCAAGTCCAAGACGATCTTCTACCGGAGCGAGCTGCGTGACTGACCTGCGTAAACTGGCAAAGGGCCAGCAGTGTCTGATTCGGGTGCCTGGGTACTGCACCCACACGCCGGAAACAGTGGTCCTGTGCCACTACCGCCTGACCGGTATCAGCGGTGCCGGCATGAAGTCGCCGGACCTGATCGCTGCCTACGGATGCTTTGGCTGTCATGACGTGGTTGACGGTAGGCAAAAGTGCAGCTGGTCAAGGCAGGAGTTGCTGCTTATGCTGGCTGAGGGCGTGTTCCGCACGCAGCTGGTGCTGCTGGAGCGCGGCATCCTGGTGATCCGATGAGAGCCAAGGCGCTGCCGGTGTTCAGGGGCTCGCGGGGAAGTAGAGTCCGCGGCCGGGTCCGCGAGACCGATGTGCAGGAGGCGTACTTCCAGTACCTGTGGACCAGGCGCGTCACCGTGAAGGGCAAGAACGCAGGCACGCTGTGGGACTATGCGTTCGCAGTTCCCAACGGCGTCTTCATTCCTGGCGACCCGAAGCGCTCCGCCATGATCATGGAGTCCTTGAAGCGCACCGGGCTCAAGGTAGGCGTCAGCGACGTGATGATTGCGTGGCCGGTGTTCCCGTTCCACGGCGCTTTCATTGAGATGAAACGCGGCAACGAGAATCCCACCGAAGAGCAGCAGATATGGCTGGACCGAATGCACGACCGCGGGTACTATGCGGTCTGTGCGCACGGGCTTGACGATGCGATTCGTCATACCAAGATTTACTGCGATGGAGGCTTGCGTCTTGAGGAGCGGAATGGTGTATAGTCTGAACCTGCTGGCCCCGGACTTTGAGCGCATCTGCCGCACCGATCCTCCTCTCGGTGTCCGCTGGGCCAGCATCTTTACGAGGTAGGCATGAGCGTAGAACCAAATGGCCGAGAGCTGGCCTTCATAGAACACCCCGACGCGCTGCTTGATCCGGTCAAGGCGTATGTAGACGTTGGATATTCGGCGGAATCCGCCAAGCACAATGCCTACGCGATGCGCAAGAAACACCTGGCCGAGCTGGTCGAGCGCGCCCGCACCATGCTGGATGGCTTGGCCATCACGCCCGCGTGGGTCAAGAACGAAGTCGCAGTCCTGGCCAAGACCACGATGTCAGACTTCCTGGAATTCGTAGAGTCAGCCAATGGCAACCAGGAGCTGGTGCTGAAGCGGATGATCGACATCGACCCTGACAAGTGGCGCGCCGCGATCCGGGAAGTGGAATTCGACACGATCATGATGGGAGGGCGCGAAGAGGGTGCCCTGCGCAGCCGCGTGAAGAACGTCGTGCTGTATGACCGCCAGAAGGCCATCATGGATCTGGCGAAATTGCTGGGTATGACAGACTCCCGGCTTCTGCTGCAGCTCACCAAGCCAAAGCAACAGCAACAGGAAGACCTGCAGGCACAGCTGATCAAGTACGCAACGACCGACGAGTTGCGCGCCATCTCCGAGATCTTCGATGGCATCAGCGAGCGCCTCGCCAAACGGGCCGACAAACTACGCGACCAAAACGCACTGGAGCACGACGATGGCAGCACCTAAGGGACCGATTGATATGGCCAAGCTGGCCTCGCTCATGGAGCGAGGGTTCAACCAGCAACAGCTGGCAGATCACTTCGGTCGCGCGCCGGCAAACATCCGGCAGTACGTGAATCAGATCCGTCGCTCCCAGGCGGCCGCCGGAGCGCCGCTGACCAAGGCGGTGCCCGACGGGTTTCACCTGTCGGCAATCGCAACCACGGTGGACAAAGATGGTAAGATCCAACACCAGTCGTACCGCGCCAAGTCAGGCGACGAGGGCGATGTCGTGCCCGAGAGCGGCAGCTTTCCTGCCCCAGACGGCATGTACGTGCGGTCGGTGTCCACCCTGGTGGATGGACAAACGGGCTCAATCAAACAGCAGTGGGTCAAGGCCGACAAGGAAAAAGAGGACAAACTCAAGGCCTTCATGGAAGCCTGCATCCGTGCGGCCAACGAGAAGATCACGCCGGTTCGGCGCAGCAAGAAGCCGAACCTGAAGAAGCTTAGCAAGTTGCTGTGCAACCTGATCACCATCACCGACAGCCACGTCGGCATGCTGGCCTGGGGCAAAGAGGCTGGCGCGCCGTGGGACCTCAAGATCGCAGAGCAGGTCCTGGTCGACACCTTCATCCGCATGATCGACGCGGCGCCGGCCGCGGCCATGTGCATCATCAACCAGCTTGGAGACTTCCTCCACTTCGACAGCCTGCGCGCCATCACGCCCGAGCACGGCAATCTGCTGGACGCCGACAGCCGCTACCAGAAGGTGGTGGTGGTCGCGGTGCGCATCATCCGAACGATCATTGAGCACGCGCTCACTAAGCACGACCGCGTGCATGTGCTGCTGAACGAAGGCAACCACGACCCGGCGGGCTCCGTGTGGCTGCGCGTCATGTTCTCCGCGCTCTACGCCAACGACCCGCGCGTGACGGTTGAGATGTCACCGCTGCCGTACGTGCAGTTCCAGTGGGGCAAGACCATGCTGTGCTTCCACCACGGCCACCTGATCAAGGACCTGAAGGAACTGGGCGGATACTTCGCCGCGAAGTTCCCCGAGGTGTGGGGCGCCACCACCAAGCGGTACGCCCACACGGGCCACAAGCACTGTGTCGACGAGCGCGAGTACCCTGGCATCAAGGTCATCCAGCACCCGACGCTGGCTGCAGCCGATGCCTACGCGGCCCGCCACGCTGCTTGGCTCAGCGAGCGCCAGGCGACCTGCATGACGTACCACCAGGAAACCGGTGAGTACGCCCGCCAGATCTACGTGCCGGAAGCCGCGTGACTTGGAGGACCAAGCCGGCGCTGCTGCGCCTGAGGGCGCGGCGGCAGCGTCAGCGCGATGAACAGTCTGCGTACGAGCGTAGGCTGAAGCAGCTGGAGGAAAACTCCAGGAGGAACGAGGAGTATCGCAGCCACGTAGTGCGGCGCGATCCCGGCAGGAGCGCGGATGTCGAATTTTCTCACCATTGACCAGCTCATGATCCTGCTGACTGGCGTGCCTGCGGTCTTCATCACCCAGTGCAAGCCAGCCTGGATGAAGTGGGCGCCGGTGCTCGGCATGGTCGGCCAGCCGTTCTGGATCTACTCCAGCTGGCATGCCCACGTCTGGGGGATGCTTTTCGTCAACTGCCTCTACACATTTGCGTGGGGGAAGGGTATCTTCACGTACTGGATTTGGAGGTCACATGCTGTCACTTAAGCAGTTCGTCTTGGCGAAGATCGCCGAGGAATGTACCGAGGTAGGCAAGCGCGCCATCAAGCAGATGCAGTTCGGCGAGCACCAGCACGACGCCGGCTTCGAGTCGAACATGCGCCGCCTGCAGTCCGAATGCGCTGACCTGGCCATGTGGCTGGGGATGGCGCAGCGGCTGGGTATCGTGCATCCGCCTGGCAACACGTACTTGCTTTACCGCGAGAAGCGCGCCAAGATCATCAACGTCCTGCACATCTCGGTGACCGAGGGCCAGGTCGACCCGGCTGCCCTGGATTACTTCACGCACAACGGGGATCCGCTGCTATGAGCTTAAAAGGAAAAGGGGTTCACAAGATGTTCCACGACCTCGGGACTACCACCAAGGTCAGTGTCACGTCTGATGGCTGGGGAAATGCCGTTGACGGCTGCCACACCAAGCCGAGCAACCCGAAGGACATCATTGGAAGCCGCAAGTTGGATCTTGGGCTGGTGCCTGACACGCTGGTAGTGTTCTCTGCTGAAGGCTTCCTTGAGGGAGGACTCAAGTACGGCCGCTACAACTGGCGGCTGGCTGGGGTGGCTGCATCGATCTACCACGCAGCCATCAAGCGTCACCTGTCCAAGTGGTGGAATGGTCAGGACCGCGACAAGGTTACCCGCGTGCGGCATCTGGCCAGTATCATTGCCTGCGCCGGCATCATGCTCGATGCTGAGCTGTACGGGAAGCTTAAGGACGACCGGCCGCCGTGCCCGGATCAGAACGCGCTGGCCGACCTGATCGACGAAGCCGAGGCCCGCGTGGCCCACCTGAAGGAATTGTTCAAGGACCACAGTCCGTACCAGTTCACCATTGCAGACACGCCCAGCAAGTAGTAGCCTGACTGGACCTGAGGAGGACCCATGGCTGACGAACCTGTAACCGCAGAAACGCCCGAACTGCCGAAGAAGAGATATGGTACTGCTCTGTTGCGCAGGCGCCTGGTGTACTGCACCGGTGAGTCCCGCGGCGACCATGTGCTGGTTCTGATTCCATACGCCGGGACCGAGCTGATCAACCCGCGGCCGAAGTTCATGGTGCTGGCAGATCATGCTAAGCCGCACCTTCGCCGCGGGCTGCATTACCCTGGCCACTTCCACGAGCAGTGGGTGGCGGAGAGGAACCTGTCATGACTCTCATAAATCCGGAGGCGCCTATTCCTGGTCCCTGGTCTTATCCGCCGCTGGAGCCGCTCGGTTCCGGTCCTCTTGAGCTTGACCCGATGCTGGTGATCGGGGCAGATGCATTCCAAGAGAAGATCATCATGGACAAGGCGACCAGCGAGAAGCAGGTTTGCATTCGCGTGTACCGTGGCGACCTCGTGGATCCCTGGGACCTGAAGCCGCACGACGTGACGCTGGACGACTTGGCGTTCTCGCTATCAAACGAGTGCCGATACGCGGGCCACGTGCCGTTCTACTGCGTGGGTCAGCATTCCATCATCGTGTCCCAATACTTCACTGATCCGGTGACGCGGTTCGCCGCGCTGTTCCACGATGCCGAGGAGGCCTACTTCAAGGACATGCCGTCACCCATCAAGCATCGGCCCGAGATGCAGTCGTACGTGGATGCCTCCAAGCGCGCTCACCGTGTCATCTTCGAGTGGATGGGTGCGTGGATTGGCCAGACGCTGGACTACGATGCGCTGATGGCGACGATCAAGCCGCTCGACAACGAGGTCTACAATCGCGAGCGGTTGAGCTTCCATGGTCTGCTGTCCCATGACGACAAGAATTTCATCCGCCCGTGGCCTGCCGGGCGCGCGTTCATCCCATTCAAACAGGAAGCCCTGCGGATCGCAGAGCAGATCACCGGAGTGCAGCAAAATGTCACTTGATTTCAAGGCATGGCCGAAGATTCCCCGCTGGAAGCGTGACATCATCATCACCGAAAAGATCGACGGCACCAATGCCTCGGTGTGGATCGACAGATTCACGCGCGAGGAGCTGGAGGATCCTGAGAGCCAGGCTCCAAATCGTCAGCACGAGCTGAGTGTTCTGGCGGAGGGCGGTAAGGCCGTCGAGCTGGAAAGTGGTGATGGCGATGTGTTGCACTACGTGCGCGCCGGCAGCCGCACCAATTTCATCTGGCCAGGCAAGGACAATTACGGATTCGCTGCCTGGGTGTGGTCGTGGGCAGCAGAACTGACTCGCCTCGGTCCTGGCTCGCACTTCGGCGAGTGGTACGGCAACAAGATCAACCGCGCGTACGGCATGACCGACCGTCGCTTCGCCCTGTTCAACACCAGCCGCTGGAGCGGACAGCTCGGGGACCAGGAGCCGCCGGCCTGCTGCGATGTCGTGCCGGTCCTATACAAGGGTCCCATGACTCTTGGGCACGGCGAGGACGCGGTGGACTTCTGGCTGCGCAAGCTGGCATACGCCGGCAGCGAGGCCGAGGGAGCGCACGGGTTCAAGCAGCCCGAAGGCATCATCATCTACCACGTGGCCAGCCAGAACTGCTACAAAGTCACCATCGACGGTGACGAGCACAAGGGGCCGCAGGGATGACCACCATCGTTGTCCGTCACGGCCGCATGGCCGCCGATTCCCGTCTCACCGTTTCGAGTGATGCCGGCGGCGACCGGATGTTCAGCGTCAAGAAGATCTTCAGGCTGAAGAACGGCTGCCTGGTTGGGGCCAGCGGAGAGAACGGCCCGGGTCTGGTATTTTTTCGATGGGCGGATGAGAACCTCGGCAAGAATGGGCTGCCGCTTTACAGCGACATCTCGCGCCCCGACGTGATCGAGACCAATACCGAGAACGACGATCTGTTCATCCTGGTTCTGACCCCGGAGGGTCAGCTGGTGCAGTACGATTCGTACTGGGTGCCGGAGATCATTGACCTGGATGCCAACTACGGCTTCTACGCCATTGGCAGCGGGGCGAAGGCGGCGATGGGCGCCATGCACGCCTCCGAGAAGCTGACCGCCAAGCAGGCCGTGATCATCGCGTCCCTGGTGGATCCGTGGACGGCAGGTCCGTTCGTGGACATGAGCCCTGGCGTGATCGAGGATCCGATCTGATGAACGTGATGATGGCTTCCGGGAAGGGACACTGCACGGCGATTCGATTCGAGTTCGGTCGGCCTCCGGAAGAGGCGATTGCTATCCTGCAGGACACCACGCGCTACGTTGACGTGGACTGGGATCTGGTGACCGACCACCAGGGCATGGACATGATCGACGAGTTCGTCGACAAGCACCTGGGAAACCGCGCCATGATCTGGGCTGAATCGGAGTGGCTCCTGACCGGCATGCGACACGAGTGGGAGGCCTACGACCGCCACGTGAAGTGGCGCAAGACCCAGGAGGCCGGCATCCGCACGCTGCTGTGGACCGCCAATCACTCTCCGGCCAACATCCTGATCCCAGAGACCAGCCAGCTGGGCCTCATTCGCGGGCTCCCCTCTCACGATGCCGTTGGACAGATCCTGCTGGCCCAGGCGGCGTTTTGGGCCATGACCCAGAGCTACAGATCGACGTGATATGATGGCGTCTCAAGCGGCCACCAGAGCCGCGGGGAAGCCACAATGCCAAGTCGTTCTGCCTGGGAATCACTGACCAACACCGCCTCCGAGAAGATCGGCGACGCTGTCGATTCAGCCAAGTCATTCTACAAGTCTGCTCAGCGTGGTGCCGCCAGTGCGGCTGCCGCAAGGGCGTCCCAGAAGCCTGCGCAGACCTCGACGCCGACCGTCCGGCGCGACACCTCTCCCACGCCGACCGGCACTGACACCGCGACCAAGGACCTGAGCGCCGCAAACGCGGTGAACACGGTGTCCGAAGCGCCGAGCCAGATCGACAAGGCCATCGCGAGCATGGATCACTAGCCATGCCTGGCGGCGTCCCCACACCGAAGCAGATCAAGGCTGCCGCACCGACGCGGAAGACCAGCGTCTATTCACCAGCGCCGAATGCCCCCAAGGGGTCGTTCGACAACCCGATCAAGCAGCCACAAGAGCCTGCAGATTACGCAAAGATAGTGGCGGCAGAAGAACGACAGGATGCCGCCCCTCCGAACGTAATTGAACGCGACTAACCAGATCTGGGTGCCACCGCAGAAGACGGTGGTCTCCTATACCCAGGTGCGCATGGAGATGGCGCGCCGGGAGTTCGGCTATTTCGCCTGCGATGCGTGGCCCCAGGTTGACCCGGCGCCCCTGGTGTGGGGCTGGCACAACGAAGCCATCGCCGAGCACCTGACCTGGATCAGCCTGGGCCAGATCCGCTTCCTGATGATCAACATCCCGCCGCGCATGTCCAAGTCCACCTTGTGCAGCGTGCTGTGGCCTGCATGGGAGTGGATCGATCACCCTGAGGTGCAGTGGCTGACGGCGTCCTATGCCTTGCAGCTGTCGCGCCGCGACTCAGCCAAGGCGCGCCGGCTGCTGACCTCCAAGTGGTATCGCGAGCGGTGGGGCGACCGCTTCAGCCTGATGAAGGACGAATCCACGGCCAGTCAGTACGCCAACGACAAGGGCGGCCGCCGCGTCATCACCGCTACGCAGGCTGCCGCCACCGGCGAAGGTGGCAACCGCGTCAGCATCGACGACCCCCACAACGTGCTGGAGACCGAGTCCGACATCACCCGCACCGAGGTGCACAACTTCTGGGACAACACGATGGCGTCCCGTCTCAACCAGCAGAACGTCGACAGCTGGATGCTGATCGGGCAGCGCACACACGAAGACGATCTGTTCGGCCACGTGATGCGCAATGAGGACATGAGCGAAATCGTCCACCTAGTGCTTCCGAACGAGTTCGACCCGAAGCGCCGGTGTGTGACCGTCAACCTGAAGACCAAGCGCAAGTGGAAGGACCCGCGCAAGAAGACTGGCGAACTGCTGTGCCCGGACAGGCTGAACGCCAAGTCGACAGCCCGCCTCAAGAAGAAGATGGTGGGCTACAAGTACCAGTTGCAGTTCAACCAGGATCCCAAGGCCGGCGGTGGACAGATCCTCAAACGCGAGTTCTGGAGGGTGTGGGAGGGTCCGGCCCCCATGTGCGAGTACATCTTCAGCAGCTGGGACACCGCGCTCAAGGATACCCAGACGGCAGACTACAGCGCGCGCACCGACTGGGGTCTCTTCGTTCGGCGAAATGAGGAAGGGCAGCCGACGGGGGAGCAGAATCTGATCCTGTTCGGGGCCTGGCGCGGACAGGTTCCCTACTGGAAGCTGCGGCGCGTCGCCAAGTCCGCATACGAGACCATCCAGCCTGACACCGTGCTGATCGAGCAGAAGGTCAGCGGCATCTCCCTGATCCAGGACTTTCGCCGCGCCGGCATGCGGGTGAGCCCGGTGCGGCTCGACCACGGCGGCCGCGTCAAAATTGACATGAAGGAGCGCGCCGAGCTGGCCTCGCCGGTGTTCGAGCAGGGCCTGGTTTGGTACATGCCCGACGACCACAAGGACGAGGAAAAGCAGATCATGGAGGATATCTTGGACGAATGCGCCAAGGTGCCTGGCGGCACGAACGATGACTTGGCCACCACCGTGTGTCAGGCAGCCATGTGGTTGCGCCGCCGCCGCGAGCTGACTACCTGGGAGGAGGAGGATCCGGACGGTAGCGTACGATTGTACAAACGACGCAGGGGATCCATCTATGGCTAAGATAATTCAGATCAAGCGGCACAAGGTTTCCGTCATCGCGGAGATTGCTGACGACCTTCGGGCCCGCGAGCCCAATATCAAGCAGCTGCTGATCCTTACGGTCGAGGTGGATGGGAATGAGGAGTCGGTGAACTTTCGCACCTACGATCCGCGCAACGACCTGCCCAATCTGTTGATGGCCTACAAGCTGATGGGTCGGGAGATCGACCAGGCAGTCGACGAGGCCTATGGGTGAGTTCTGTTAAACTCTCGGTGCCGGCGTCTCAGCTCGGCCTAGAGGTTAGAGATGGCCAGCAAGAACCGCGGCGATTACTACAGCGACATGCAGGGCATGCCCGAGGACGAGGAAGGCTCGCCCCAGGGTCAGAACGCGCTTGTGGTGCTCGACGAGGAAGATAACCTGGATGATGACGATGTCCAGGCTCTAGCGCACCAGGCCGAGGAAGACGAGAAGGCGCGCCCCGACAAGTTCGACATGAATCTCGTCGACAAACTCGACGACAATGAGCGTTTCCTGATCGGTCAGCAGCTGCGCGAGCTGTATGACATCGACGTGCAATCCCGCGAGCAGTGGGAGCGCAAGATGGAAATGGGCATGGAGATCATCGGTCTGGAGGATGTGCCGCTTGAGCGCACCGCGTTCGAGGGCGCCGCCCAGGTCAACCATCCAGCGCTGGCTGAGGCCATGGTCCAGTTCCAGGCCCGCGCTGTCGAGGAACTTCTGCCGCCCGCCGGCCCTGTGCAGTGCATCATCCAGGGCGCCTACACCGACGACAAGGAAGAGCAGCGCGAGCGCGTCGAAGACTACATGAACTATCAGCTGACCGAGGAGGACGACCAGTATTACTGGGACACCGACTCGATGCTGTTCTATCTGCCGTACGCTGGCAGCGCGTTCAAGAAAGTCTCCATCTATCCCATCACCGGCACCACCCGCTCACGGTTCGTCCGCGGAACCGACTTGGTGGTTCCGTACAGCGCCATGAGTCTGGCGACGGCTCCGCGGTACACCCACGTGTACACCATGCCGAAGAACGATTACCTGCGCGCAGTCGACCAGGGCTTCTTCCTGGACGCAGATCTGCCGGAGCAATCCTTTGAAGACGGAGAAGGCGAAAACCACCGGACCCTGCAGGACATGGCTGATAGCCGTTCCCCGACGAGCCATCCTGATGACACCACCTACACCCTGTGCGAAACGCACACTGACTGGCACTTCGAATGGGAGACCGAGGGCGGCACCGTGCGCTTCAAGAAGCCGTACGTCATCACCTGGGAGTACACCACCGGCCAGGTAGTGCGCGTGCAGCGGCTGTGGAAGGAAGACGACCCGAAGTGTCTAAAGGAAGTCTGGTTTGTCCACTACAAGTACCTGCCTGGCCTAGGCTTCTACGGTTTCGGCTTGCTGCACCTGATCGGCAGCCTGGGTCGCGCAGCCGGTGGCGCACTGCGCGCCATCCTGGACGGATCCACAACCGCCTCCATGCAGGGCGGCTTCAAGTCGCGAGACGCGCGCATGGCTGGCGACTTCGTCTTCCAGCCGGGCGTCTGGCAGGACGTAGACATGACAGCCGAGGAGCTGGCCAAGAGCTTCTACACGCCGCCATTCAAGGCGCCGGAGCCCGCGCTGTTCCAGACGCTGGAGATCATCGTCAACGGTATCCAGCGCTTCGCATCAACCACCGAGGCGATGGTAGGCGACGCGCCGAACAACGCGCCGGTCGGCACGACGGTTGCCCTGATCGAGCAATCCTCCAAGGTGTTCTCGGGCATTCACAAGCGGCTGCACCTGGGCGCGCGCCAGGAATTCAAGCTGATCGCGGAGTCCAACTACCGATACATGTCGGCGGACGAATATCCGTACGACGTACTCGACGCCAGCCGCAAGATCTTCCGCGCCGATTTCGATGGCCAGGTGCGCGTGATTCCGGTCAGCGACCCGAACATCTTCAGCTCAACCCAGCGCATCGCCATCGGCCAATCCGTGCTGCAGACCGTTGGCGGCGCGCCTGATGTGTTCGACCGGCGCGCCAAGATCAAGGCCTTGAAGCACTTCTTCAAGGCCCTCAAGGTGCCTGAGTGGGAAGAGTACTTCCCGGATGACATGGACCGGCGCATGGATCCGGTCACCGAGAATCAGGCCATGCTGGGCGGCATCGCCACCAAGGCGTTCGCCGAGCAAGACCACGAGTCGCACATCCAGATCCACACCAACCTGCTGTCCGAGATCATGGCCATGCAGGATCCGGACGTGGTCAACAAGCTGGTGCCAATCGTCAAGGCGCACATTGTCGAGCACTTTGCTTGGGCGTACCGCCTGCGCATCAGCCTGGAGCTGGAGCAGAAGACCAAGATCCCGCTGCCTCTCATCGATCCGTCAGACACCGAGCAGAAGTGGCAGGCGTTGCCCATCGATGTCGAGAACCAGATCGCGCGCGCCGTCGCCAAGTTCGTGGCGCCCCCGCCGGCCCCGCCCCCGCCGCCGAACAGCGAGGCCGGGAAGGATGCGGAAAGCCAGGCCAAGATCCGCCGTCTGGACCAGGAGAGCCAGGCCAAGATAGCCCGGGAAGCCTCGGAGAGCCAGGCCGAGATCAAGCGCAAGGATGGCGAGAAGCGTGCAGAGCTACAGCGAAATGGCTTGATTTCGGATGCTCAGACGCCCAACATGATGGCCGCGGTATCGGGCGCGCCGGGATTTACCCAAGGCACTTCAGCGCCGCCGCAGTAGCGTATGCGTCAAGTCTGCCTTGATACCGAGACTACCGGCCTGGAGCCGGGGCGCGAGTCGATCATCGAGATCGCTTGCGTAGAGATCATCGACCGCAAGGTCGGTCGGACCTACCACACATACGTCAAGCCGCGGTGCCGCGTCAGCGAGGGTGCCGCAGCCATCCACGGGATTAGGGATGAGTTCCTAAAGGACAAGCCAACCTTCAAGGAAATCTACAACGACTTCGCCGAGTTCATCCGCGGCGCCCACGACCTGATTGCGCACAACGCGCCATTCGACATGCGATTCCTAGATGAGGAGATCGCCCGCGTGGCCGGGGGCGAGCGCATCCAGATCCACGTCATCGATACCCTCGCCATGGCGCGCAAGCGCTGGCCAGGCAAGCGCAACACCCTGGACCATGTGGCGCAGCGCCTTGAGGTTCCGGACCGCCGTAATGGGCTGCACGGAGCCCTGGTGGACACTCAGATGCTGGCAGAGATCTACCTGGCGCTGACCGCTGGCCAGAAGGTGATGACCTACGATGCGCCGCCGGTCCCAGAGGGTCGGGGTATAATCGCGTACCGGCCCAATGGTCTGACCCTCAGCAAAGTGAGCCCTGAAGAGCAAAAGGCGCACGAAGACTATTGCAAGATGCTCAAGCGGGAAGTATGGTGAACCAATGGCAGTCTCAGCAGCAGAGAAGCGAGCAGCACAGGCGTTTCTCATCAAACGCAAGATGGGTGGATCTGGTATCTCACCCACCCACCTGGCCGGTGCAGCAACTGAGCTTGGCACAGACCACGATGGGGTCATTGCGTTTCTACGACGGCTGTACATGGCCGGAAGCAACCAGAGCTTCACCATGAGCGAAAATACACGGGCCGCAGCGGCGGCCGGAGGGTGAGATGTCGACGCTCAAAAAGATTGATTCCCTTTGGCGCCAGACGAAGGAAAAGCTGCGCGATGCGAAGCGGGCCGCTCAAGACATGCTGGCAGAGCAGCTGGCCAAGGCCAGTGGTGAGCGCAACCATTTGTGGGCTGAAAAGCGAGCCGCTATCAAGGCCCGGCGCATACGGTACGGCGCCAGTGTGTACACGCCACACCAGGGTGAACGTGAGAAGGCTCGGCGTCGTCGTCAACTAGCCCGCGGCATTCTCCAATTCGGGAACGGTTACAGCCAGTGATCCACGTCCAGACAGACGGCAGCAAGCCAGGCTTCAACTTCATCGGCGGGATGGATCCCATTCTGCAGGTATTCATTGGATACAGATGGGCCAAGTGGGGCACATTCGTGCGCTTCTTTGCATCCGGACCCCAGGGCGACTGGTTCAACCTGGCGATTGGGTTTCAACCCAGCTACGCCAAGACGGCTGACGCCGTTCATTGCTTTGAGGTTCTGTTGACGGTTCGCTGTATCCTCACGATCAGTCTCGCCTATCAGTTGCGATTCGGCGTGCGCAGTCCAGAAGCCGTGGCCACCTATATAAAAAAGATCATGGATGACATGGCTCTTCAGGGGCGCAAGCCGGTGATGGTTGATCAGACCGGAGACGACACGCTTTCTAAAGCAGTTTCCGATATCCAGGAAAACACGCCGTCATCTGACAAGAAGAAGCTGAACTGATGCTTGAGAAATTCGTAGAGATGCTCCGCAAGCGAATCAACGTGGAGCGCACCAAGTCCATCCTCGCCAACGGCACACAGCACGGCCTGACACTGGAGCGTCGCGAGGCGCTCGTGGCGCGCGCCAAGGCGCTGGAGTGGGTGGCCAAAGAGATGGACGAGATCCTCAAGCTGCGCGAAGAGGATGTCGACGATGATGACGCCACGGGCGCCGACAACGATGAACCTGAAGACCCGGTGCCACCGCGGCGCCGGCCAAACGCACGAAGCTGGGGTGGATGATGTTTCGAATCGAGAAGAAAGCCGGGAAGTACGTCAAGGTCGAGGGCGAGCAGGTCATCACGCCAGCCCTTCTGGAGCTGGTTCCGAAGTCGCTCCTGTTCTACAACATCGTTTGGCTGGCCGAGCCGCGCACCAAGCAGGGGCTGCTCGACTTCACCATCGAGAGCATCCTGACCACGATGGACAACACCCATCATGGCATCCTCGTGCATCGTGGCACGCTGTCGTACAGCGCAAACACGCCGGGCCTGGATTATTCCAAAGAGACCGAGGCGCCGAAGATTGGCGACTGGGTCGCGCTCGGCAAGCATCAGGGTCAGCGCCGCCCGGTGCTGTTGGACGTGGACGGCGGCCCGCGCGATCCGTACAACCTGGTGTACCTGGCGACGGTCACGGATACTGATATCCACGAAAAATTAACCGTGGATCAGGCCAAACGCATTCGAGGATGGCTGTAATGAGCGGCGCGAAGAGCAAAGACGAGGCCATTGTAGCCAAGGCGGCTGAAGAGTTGCAGGAACAGCGCATGCATCTGCTGAAGCTGG